TGCGCCGCACTCGGCAAGCTGTCATTTCCGCAGATACCAATTTTGACGGTCTGACAATCGAGGCGTCCGACCTCCAGAACAAGGAGAAGAAACCCGTAGCGCTTGCTCCGTGGGGCGGCCATGTACTCGTCGGCAAGACTGACGACGACAGCGTCGGGCTGCTGCAAGTGGCCGGACCCATCACGACGCAGACGCCGCCGATGGGCGACGCGTCAACGCGCGTTCCTACGACGGAATGGGTGGTGGCCAACATTGCGGCGCAGGCGGTCGGCACGATCATTCTCGAAGTACGGGCGAACGTGCGCGCGGGCTGCCTGAAGCTTAACGGGGTGTTGGTCAAGCGAGCGGACTACCCTCAGTTGTGGGCTTACGCCCTTGCCTCTGGTGCGATAGTCGCGGACGCGGATTGGGGAACAGGTTGGCACGGGTGTTTCTCGCACGGTGATGGTGAGACGACATTCCGGATTCCCGATTTTCGCGGCGAATTTCCGCGCTTCTGGGACGATGGGCGCGGCGTCGATGTCCACCGAGGCGTCGGCACATGGCAGGGGTTCACAAATGCAGCGCACGCGCATGGCGCTTCAACCGACGTGCAAGGCGAGCACAGCCACAACGCTTGGACCGACGTGCAAGGTCATCACTCGCACGTAGTGCGCGATCCGGGGCACGGACATAGCGTCAATGTGAAGTGGTTCCACGTCAGTATCCATGACACGGGTATGGCGACGTTTGCCGCTAATCCAGACCGAAGCTTTGCGACAACGTCTTCGGGCACCGGTATTTGGCTCGATGGAGCCGGCGAACATGGGCACAACATTGGCATTGCCGCTGGCGGCGCACACGCACATAACATCTCGATCGCAGTCGACGGTGCAAACGAGGCCCGCCCCCGAAATCTTGCCGTACTGGCAATGATTCGCGCTTACTGACAGGGAAACATTGGAATGTTGATTCATCAATACAGCTCGGATACCGGCGAATACATCAGCAGCAAACTGCCCGATATCAACCCGAGGAACCCGACCGAATGGCTGATTCCGGCTTTCTGCACGTCGGACCCGTTACCGGAGCGCCTGCCGAAGACGTGGCCGTTTCGCCGTGGCGATGCCTGGGTGATGCTGCCGGACTATCGTGGCGTGGTCCTCTATCGCCAGGACACAGGCGAACCGGCTGAGCTCGTGGCCGCAGGCGTGACGCCTGAAGAAAAGGGGCTGGCTGAAACGCCCCGCCCGTCGCCGGATCACGTGTGGCGCGATGGCGATTGGCAGGTCGACGAGGCGCGCGTGGCGCTGCGTCTGCGACGCGACGCGATGGCCGAGTTCAATGCACGCATGGAGTTGGCGCGCGAGAAAAATCGCGGGAAAGCCGATGCGCAGGCTGCCGGCATGCTGACGCCGGAAGAGACGTACTACTTCCGCGCGTGGGCCGCCTATCAGCTCGCGTTGGTCCGCGTTGTCGAATCGGACGGGTTCCCGGCGACGATCGAGTGGCCGGACGACCCTGCGCCGTTCGACGAGGTATGCGGCGAGATGATGGCCGAGTTCGACGCGCGCATGGAGGTCGCTCGTGACGAACTGGCAGCGAACGCGGCCGCATACGCAGAACGCAGTCTCACCGGCGACGAGCGGGCGCGTTACGACGAGTGGACGGTGTACACGCGCGAGCTGTCGCGCGAGCTCGACGCGCATTTGCTCGATGGCAAACCGAAATGGCCGGACGCACCGGAAACGGCCAGGAAACAGCAGGACGACGAGGAAAGTATCTCGACGGATCAGGCATAGCAGGGCACGCAGGGCGGTGTTCGCGACGCGTTCGCGTTCCCGTTTTTACTCACCGTAGGGAGCAAACAACATGGCGCAGGACTATCACCACGGCGTAACCGTCGAAGAAGATAACTCGGGGGTGCGCCCGATCACAACCGTCTCGACGGCCATCATCGGCGTCGTCTGCACGGGTGACGATGCGGACGCCACCGCTTTTCCGCTGAACAAGCCCGTGCTGCTGACGAACGTCCAGGCAGCACTCGGCAAGGCAGGGCGCAAGGGCACGCTTTACAAGACACTCGGCGCGATCAGCAAGCAAACCCGCCCGCTCACGGTCGTGGTGCGCGTGTCCGAAGGCGAGGACGTGGACGAAACCACGTCGAACGTGATCGGCACCGTCAACGCTGACGGCACGAAAACAGGTCTGAAGGCACTGGAAACGGCACCGGCGGTGCTCGGTGTGAAGCCGCGGATTCTGGGGGTGCCAGATCTCGATACGCAGCCGGTCGCGAACGCACTTGCTACGACGGGCCAGATGCTGCGCGCGATGGCCTATGTGGCGGCTCGAAAGGCGGACGGAACGCTCGTGGATACGATCGAAGAGGCGGCCGCGTATCGCGACGAGTTCGGCCAGCGCGAAGTGATGGTGATCTGGCCGGACTTCGTAGCATGGGACGACGCCGCGTCGAAATCGGTCGAGGTGCCTGCCGTCGCGTATGCCGTCGGCCTACGCGCGAAGATCGACCAGATGACGGGCTGGCATAAGACGCTGTCGAACGTCGCGGTCAACGGCGTCGAGGGCATCAGCAAGCCGGTGTCGTGGGATTTGCAGAATCCGGCAACCGATGCAGGTTACCTGAACGAGCGGCAGGTGACGACGCTCGTTAATCGAAACGGCTATCGCTTCTGGGGCTCGCGCACGGCGTCGGACGATCCGCTGTTCTCGTTCGAGAACTACACGCGCACCGCGCAGGTGCTGGCCGACACGATGGCTGAGGCACAGATGCCGGTGATCGACGGCGTGATGGTGCCGATGCTGCCGCGCGACATCATCGAAGGTATCCGCGCGAAGCTGCGCGAGATGGTGACGAAGGGCCAGTTGATCGGCGCAAACGCCTGGTATGACGCGGACCGAAACGGCGTCGCGGCGCTGAAAGACGGCAAGCTCGCAATCAACTACGACTACACGCCAGTCCCGCCGCTCGAAAACCTGACACTGATCCAGAAGATCACGGATCAGTATCTGATGGACTTCGCGGCGCAGGTCAACGCGTAACCCCGGTGCTCGAGCGCAGCGCGCTGGCGGGGAAACAACACGGGAGAATTGAACATGGGTATGCCGGCGAAACTGAAGCACTTCAACGTGTTTCTCGATGGCCAGTCGTACATCGGCGAAACGGGAGAACTGACCCTGCCGAAGCTCACGCGCAAGATGGAAGAGTGGCGCGGTGGCGGCATGGTTGGCCCCGCGAAATACGATTTCGGTATCGAGGCGATGGAGTTGGAATGGTCGCTCGGTGGCATCGAGCGAAACATGCTGAACAAGTGGGGCGCACAGACCGTCGACGGCGTGATGCTGCGCTTCTCAGGTGCCTATCAGGACGACAAAAACGACGAGTGGATAGCCGTCGAGATTGTCGTGCGCGGCCGCTATTCGGAGGTCGATTTCGGTACCGCGAAGGCCGGCGATGACACCACGACGAAGGCGACGATGGCGTTGACCTATTACAAGTTGGCGATCAACGGCGAAACGGTGATCGAAATCGATACTACGAACTTCATCGAAGTTGTCGGCGGCGTCGACGCGCTTGCGCAGGTCCGCAAGATTCTCGGTATCTAATCGGCGCGGCCGCGCGCCGATACACACACGAAACAGGAAATTGGAGAAACGAAGATGAACGAACTGAAACCCGAAAACACCCATACGCTCGATCAGCCGATCTACCAGGGCGACAACGAGATCACGGAAATTACGCTGCGCAAGCCGCGCGCCGGCGAACTGCGCGGCGTGTCGCTCGCCGATCTGGTGAATCTGGACGTGGCAGCGCTGCACAAGTTGCTGCCGCGTATCAGCGCACCGACCCTCGCCGTTCACGACGTGGAAAAGCTCGATCCGGCAGACCTGTTGCAGCTCGGCGGGATCGTCGCCGGTTTTTTTATGACGAAAGCCATGCGGGAAAGCACGGGCTCCCCGACGTGATCGAGAACGTGATGGCGGACTTGGCTGTGGTGTTTCACTGGTCGCCCGCCGTCATGGATGGCATGGCGGTTTCGGAACTGATGGAGTGGCGCGAGCGCGCGCGGGTACGACACGAACCGAATGAACAATGAACTGAAACTGCGCGTCGTGTTCGACATGGTCGATCGCATGACGCGCCCCCTTCGCCAGACGCTCGCCGGAAGCAAGGGGTTGTCGCGCGCGCTCGCCGACACGAAAAAGCGTCTGTCGGAACTGTCGAAGCAACAGAAAACGGTCGACGCCGTCAAGTCGCTGCGCACGGAAATGGGGCAAACGGCGACAAAGCTGAAGGGTGCCAAAGATCGGATGGTGGCCCTGCAAACCCAGATCCAGGCGACGACGAATCCGACCGCGCGGATGCAAAACGCGATGCGACGCGCGTCGGCCGCAGTCGCGACGCTCACGCAGGCGCACGAGAAACAGCGCACGCGGCTCGCCGAACTCAACACGCGCATGCAGCAGGCCGGGCGTGGGGCGCAGTCGCTGACGGCCTACGAGAATTCGCTGCGCGCCAGTATCGACAAGGCGAATGCGGCGCTCGCGACACAGGAGGCGAGGCTCAAGCGCACGGCGCGACAGCGCGAGCGACTGCGCGCGAATCAGGAGCGCTTCGACAAGGCGAAGGGTCTGGCGGGAAATGCGGCGGCTGTTGGTGCGACGAGCGGCGCACTGGGCGGCGGCCTTCTCATGGGGGCGCGCAACCTGCTCACGCCCGCCGTGGAATACAACGCAGCCATGTCGAAGGTCCAGGCATTGGCGCGGCTCGACAAGGATTCGGATGATTTAAAGGCATTGCGCGCGCAGTCCCGCCACCTAGGCGCGACGACGAGTTTCACGCCGACACAAGTGGCAGAGGGGCAGGGATTCCTTGCGATGGCCGGCTTTGATCCCGAGAAAATCAAGAAATCGATGCCAGGCGTGCTCGCGACAGCGAAGGCTGCTGACGCTGATGTTGCGCGTGTCGCCGACATTGGTTCGAACATCCTGACTTCGTTCGATCTGCCCGCTGATGACATGGACCGTGTGTCGGACGTGCTGACAACGACGTTTACCACTGCAAACGTCGATCTCGAAATGCTTGGCGAGTCGATGAAGTACGTCGGGCCGGTCGCGAAGGCCGCCGGCATGGAGTTCGAGCAGGCGGCTGCCGCAACGGGGCTGCTCGGCAATGCCGGCATTCAGGGGAGTCAGGCCGGTACAACGTTGCGCTCGATGCTGTTGCGGCTTGCCTCGCCCACCTCGCGGGCCGCCAAGGCGCTCAAGGAACTCCGTGTGCCGGCGCTCGACAAAAAGGGCAATGTCCGGGATATTCCAGAAATTCTTTCGGACGTCGCGAAGGCAACAAAAAAGATGGGTTCGGGTAAGCGGCTCGGCTACCTGAAAGACATCTTCGGCGAAGAGCCTGCCGCCGGCATGGCCGCGCTGATCGACCGGCAGGGCGAGCAAGGTATCCAGAAATACACCGAAATCATCAAGAATTCGGCGGGTGCTGCGCAGCGAACCGCGAAGATCATGGCCGACAATCTGAAGGGCGACATTCAGGAGGCCTGGTCAGCATGGGACGATTTCGGCATCACGATATCCGATACGATCGATGGCCCGCTACGGGACTTCACGCAGGGCGTAACGGAGAACATTCGTTCAATAAGCCAGTGGGCGCAGCGTAACCCGGAGCTGACGGCGACCATCGCGAAAATTGCCCTTGTCATTGGCGGTGTGCTGGCGGTACTCGGCGTGCTCACGCTTGCGTTTGCGACGATCCTTGTACCGATGGCCGCTGTGAAAATGTCGATGGGCGTGCTTGGCATCAAGGGCAGTGGGCTGTTTTCGGTCTTGAAGGCAGGCGCGCGGTTTTTGACGGGCGGATTTGTTGGTGCAATAAAAATCATCGGAAAAGCATTTATGGTGCTCGGCCGACTGGTAATGGCGCACCCGATTCTGGCGTTCATCGCGATTCTTGCCGCCGCCGCGATTTACGTGTGGCAGAACTGGGAAACGCTCGGGCCGAAATTCAAGGCGCTGTGGGACAGCATCAAGGGGTTCTTCGTTGAATTCTGGGGCGATGCGAAGGCCGCCTTCTCCGGGGGCATTGGCGCGATTGGCGCGTTCATCCTGAACTGGTCGCCGCTCGGGCTGTTCTATCGCGCGTTCGCGGCCGTGATGCGATGGTTCGGTGTCGATATGCCGTCGAAGTTTTCCGAGTTCGGCGCGAACATCATAGACGGGCTCGTCAAGGGTA